GAACATATGTGGTCACAGGCGGAGCATTGGCAACCGGCCTGGCCAAGACCGGCGTAGCACTCGGCAGCGGAGCAACAACTGCCGGCGGAGCCATAGCAGCCGGAGCTTCAAGTGTTCTGGGCGGCGCTTTCGGTATTGCTGGACTTGGAGCCGGAGCAATAGACATCTACCAGGGCACAAAGAAAACCGGAAAAGAGGCCAAGGACGAATACTTCCAAGGCGGAACCAAGATAGGTATGGTAGGAGCAGGCGCCGGCATAGGAGCTGCGGTAGGTTCCGTGGTACCGGTAATAGGAACCGGCGTAGGAGCTCTTGTAGGAGCAGGAATCGGTGGAGTGGCCGCACTTTTCACCGGAGATAAAGCAGGTAAAGCCTTATCGGACGCAACGGACAAAGACGGAGCTTTATCAAAGTTCTGGGAAAACACAAAGCAATGGGCAAGCAACACATGGGACTCCATCAAGACCGGAGCTTCAAACGCCGGATCCTGGGTGGCCGAGAAGTGGAACGCGGCTGGAGATTGGATCAGCAACAAATGGAGCAGCTTCAGCGACTGGTTCGATACTTCGGTATGGACCCCAGTAAAGGATGTCGGGATATCGGCCATTAACATAGCAGCCGGCGCATGGAGTGAAGTAAGAGACTGGGTAGGTGAGAAATGGAGCGATTTCTCCGCATGGTTCGATGAGAGCGTATGGACCCCGGTAAAAGATGCGGCACAAGCTGCAGGTGAATGGGTAAGCCAAAGATGGGACGAGGCCAGGACGTGGATCGGGGACAGATGGTCCGATTTTTCATCCTGGTTTGACGAATCCATATGGACCCCCGTAAGCAATGCAGCGCAGGCAGCCAGTCAATGGGTAAGCGACCGCTGGAACGAGGCAAGAACATGGATAGACGAGCGCTGGTCCGACTTTTCAACATGGTTTGAAGAGAGTATATGGACCCCAGTCAAAACAGGAGCCCAAGCTGCAGGACAGTGGGTGAGTGAAAGATGGAACGAGGCAAAAACCTGGGTAATCGAGACATGGGGAACCGTAAGTACCTGGTTTGATGAAACAGTATGGCAGCCAGTAAAAAGCGCAGCACAGACAGCAGGAGCATGGCTGGGAGAACAGTTCACAGAGGCAAAGAATGCCATAAGCGAAGCCTGGTCCGGAGTTTCCGACTGGTTCTCAAATAACGTATGGGAGCCCATCAAGACTGGAGCAACCAAGGCCTGGGAGTGGGTAGGAGAAAAGCTCGGTGGAATCGGTGAATGGATTGGCGACAAATGGCAGAGCTTCAAAGACTGGCTCGGAGGCCTGGGACAGAAAGGTTCAAAGGAAACCGGCCTGACAACCAGCAAAGGCAAAGGCAGTATCCTTGAGCATGCATACGGCGGCATTATAACAAAACCGCACATGGGCATAGTGGCCGAGGATGGAGCTGAAGGAATTATCCCGTTAAGCCCAAGTAAGAGACAAAGAGGCCTCGATTTATGGCAGCGGACCGGTGAACTTCTCGGAGTAAGAGCCTATGAAGACGGCGGAATAGTAGGCGATGAACCCGACGAGATCCCGGTAGCCTCTGCAACCGGAAGAGCCGGCCAGAATATCACCATCAAGGTGGAAGTCAAAGCAGAGCCTAAATTCACGATTGAAGGCAGCGGAGACAACACCGATGAAAACAAAGTGGTGGCCATACTGAAGGCTTATATCCGCGAAATGACTGACGACATCGGAGACGAGCTGGCAGAAAGACTGGCCCGCATTTTTGCAAATATGCCGGTGAAAGGAGGAGCTGAAGCGTAATGGATATATACCTTACTGAAATAGAAACAGGAGCAAGGCTGGCGCTTTCCATGCTCCCCGAAAAGGCAAAGCAAAAAGGCGATACCGCATTTCAGGTTTATGACATTATCAACGTCGGGGAGGTAAGGATCCCACGAGGGACCAACCTTTTAACTTTCTCGTGGAGCGGTACCCTCCCCGGCAAAAGCCGAAGGAACGCCAGCTATGTAAAATCGCAATACTGGCAAAACCCAAAGAGTATCATAAACACCTGGGAAAGATGGCGTAAAGAAGGCACCAAGATAAGACTCATGGTGACCGAGACCATAATCAATCACGATGTATATCTGGATGGCTATACTGCAGAACCCACCGGAGGAAATGGCGACTATGAATACACAATCAGCTTCATAGAAGCAAAACCCATAGAAATTTATACAGTAAATGAACTGAATATTAAACCAAAGCCCCAGACAAATAAAACAAGCACGACAACCAGGCCTCCGGCAGCAAAAGCTGCAGCCAAGACTTATACCGTCAAAAGCGGAGATAGTCTCTGGAAGATCGCGCAGCTGACCCTTGGCAAAGGCGGAAGGTATATGGAGATTTACAACCTAAATAAGGACAAGATAAAGAACCCGAGTCTCATATACCCCGGACAAGTACTAATGTTGCCAAGTTAGGAGGTGAAAAGCCACGATAGACATAAGCAAAATCAAATACAGAGCGATACTGATCACATCTTCAGGCAAGCAGATCGACGTTACCCAGGCCGCGGAAAGTATCGGCTGGGAAGAAGGGGATGCAGAACTGGCCATGAGAACCAACATATCGCTCCACAATATCACATACGAAGGGAAAAAGCTCTCCAGTATCGCACAACCAGGATGCATAGTGGTTATTATTGCAGATTGGGGAACCGGCAGCGATGAGGTAGCAAGAGGAACCATAGTAGAGTGGGAACCAGGAGAAATTGGAAATACTGCAACAATCTTTGACATTATGGCTTATGATGAGCTCTTCAATCTGCAGCAAAGCCAGGACAATAGGTATTATACAGCCGGCACAGGGACAAAATCGGCCATCATGGGGATATTCAACGACTGGGGAGTGCCCGTCGAGAAATATGAGGGCCCGGACGTAGCGCATGCAAAGACGCCTTTCAAAAACGAGTATTTGAGCAACATTCTCCTTCAGCTTCTGGACGATGCAGCAAAGAAAGGCGCTCCAAAATGCATTATCCGGGCTACAAAAGGCAAGGTAAGCGTACTTCCGAAGGGGAGCAACAAGACCATATATCACTTTGACGAGGATACAAACGCAACGCTGGTCAGGGATAAGATCAGCACCGTGGATCTTGTCACCAGGGTAAAGGTGGTAGGCAAGGAAGACAGCGAAGGAAGGCAACCGGTGGAGGCCGTACTCGATGGGCAAACCCAATACGGTATACGCCAGAGGATCTACAACAGATCAGAGGACGACACACTGGCCACAGCAAAATCAGCAGCCCAGGAAATGCTGGACGAACAGGGCAAGCCGGCCAGGACGATAGTTCTCGAAGCTCCGGATGTTCCGATGATCCGCAAAGGAGATAAGATCCACGTAAAGGCCGGAACTCTCAACGGATACTACATCATTAAAGCCATAAGGCACGATGCCGGCAGCAGGACAATGACCATGGAGCTGGAAGACGAGATAGACAAAACAACAGTGGCCACTACCACACAAGTATCCACTGCTGCAGCTTCAAGTTCCGGAGAGTTCAACAAGGGCGATAGCGTGATCTTGAATGGACCGGTATATCGCGACAGTTATGGTAATGGCCAAGGAAAAACATTCACTAATCGCAAATGCACAATCACAATTAAAGTAGACACTTCAAGGCCATGCCCATATCACGTTGACTCCATCGGCTGGGTAAAACCAAGCTCTATAACTAAAGCATAGGAGGTGGGAGAGTGAAACCGTCATCAGGTAACGCAGGCATAAATAAGCTGGCAAGAGTAATGCAGCAACGGATGAAGGAAGTAAATGCATCCCCCCTCTTGCTTGATTTTGGAGTAATTCAGGAAGATTACAGCTTGCTAACAAACACATATCCGATACCAATCCCTAAAACCGATTACCTGGTGTGCAGGGACGCAACTCATAACCCAGGCAAACCATTAACCCAGACAAAAACAGAAGCGAACCATTCTCATGATGTAGTGCTTCCAGAAAGCATGCGCTGGCTTAAACCAGGAGACAGAGTCCTGGTAGCTTGGGTACAAAACGATGCCGTAGTCATTGACATTGTACTACCGGCAACAAAGATAGGAGGCTGATCATATGGCAGAGAAAAACCTGTTTCCTGTCTTTGAAGTTCCAGAGATTAAGATATCGACACCTGCAGAAGAGCAAAAATATAAGCCGAGCGTTTATTTTGATTATGAGCTTGGAGACTTCAGAAGAGATGGAGCTAACAAACTGGTGGTGGCCGATGGGAAAGAAGCATACAAACAGTGGTGCATTAAAACCGTGCTGACTGAACGCCTGGAAAGAATGGCATATAGCAGCGATATAGGAATCGAGCTTCACGATGCACTAAAGCAGGCAGACAGACAAGCAGTAGAATCGGCCCTGGAGAGAACTATCACGGAGGCGCTCATGGTCAACCCAAGGACAGAATACGTCCGCGGATTTGAATTCACATGGAGCAGCGACAGCCTATATTGCGAGTTCATCGTAAAGGGCAAGGAGTGGGAAGAGCAAAAAATAGGCGTGAATTTTCAAACATAAGGAGGTGGAATGAATGTCGATACCAGAGTTTGTACCGCCCAGCTTTTTGAACGACCAGGATGCTGAAACAATTCATAAGCGCATGATGGAAAACTTGCCGCCGGACATAGACGATATGGAAAACGGCTTTCCTTGGGATTTCACCAAGCCTACAGCACTTGAAAAAGCGGAAATGCTGGAATTCCACCTCGTAGAAACCCTGAAGATCATGTTCCCAATGTGGGCCTACGACGAATGGCTGGACTATCATGCAAAAGGACGCGGCATAACAAGGAAACCAGCAAATGCAGCTTCAGGAGAGCTGCTGATAACAGGCATACCAGGAACGACAATACCTGCAGGTTTCAAATTTGCCGCACCGGCCACAGCGGACTCGCCGGCAATTGAGTACCAGACAACAGAGAAATACACTATCGGCGAGGATGGGACGGTAAGAGTTCAAATAACAGCCGTCGAGCCAGGAATAAAAGGCAACGTGCCGTCCAATACGGTCACTTTGATGATGACACCAATCAAGGGCATTACATCAGTAACCAACGAAGCAGCAATCACAGGCGGGACCGAAGTAGAGAGCGACGACGAGCTGCGCAACAGGATCATGGAAATTGACGCAGCCAGTGAGGCCAGCTTTGTAGGCAGCGATGGCGATTATAAGCGATGGGCGGAGGAGGTTCCTGGCGTGGGTACCGCGTTGGTAATGCCGGAATGGGCAGGACCAGGAACGGTGAAAGTGGTCGTAATTGACGCCAACGGCCAACCGGCCAACCAGGCGATAATTACTGCAGTTTACAACAACATAATGTCGCCGGACGACAGGCTGCAGAGGAAGGCTCCAATAGGCGCCACGGTCACCGTAGAGGCACCGACGGCCAAGGAGATAAATTATAGCTTCACGCTCGAATTAAAGGCAGGTGAGAACCAGGAAACTGTTCTGGAACGTTTCAAAGCGCAGCTTCGAACATACTATGTCGAAGCCAAGAAAGAAGGAGTAGTGAGATACAACAGGGTAAGCTCAATTTTAACCAACACAGAAGGAGTAAAAGACTTCACCGGCCTAACCATGAACGGGGGTACCGCCAACATCGAACTCGAAGAGGATGAATATCCGGTAACAGGCGCCATCGATCCTACGGGCGGAGGTGAAAGTTCGTGAATTTAGAGAATTTCCCCACCAGCCCGGCGGCCAAGAGAATGCTGAAGACCGTATCTCCGATTTATGACAAGTCCTACGTTGCAAAATGGATATTCCAGGTCATGGGCCTGGAGATTGACGAGGCCTGGAAATTCTTCGAAGAGCTGCGACTTCAGGCATTCCCGGAGACGGCCACATGGGGGATCCAGTATTGGGAACAGCGGTACCATATACCATCAGATGAGAGTTTGAGCCTCGAAGAGAGGAGACAGAGGGTAATCATAAAACGAGGCAAGCGGGCCCCGATGAACCCAGCAAAAATAGAACAATTTGTCCAAGATATAACCGGAAGACCAGTAGAAGCACGGCACATAGAAGGGACATATATATTCTGGGTTCTCATTTCACCCGGGGAAAGCAATATAAACTTTCAATCCATCGTGGAGGCAATAAAAAGAGTAAAGCCGTCACATTTGGCTTTTGAGGTAGTTTTTGAAAGCAAAGCAGTGGTGAATGTAAGCACGGCGAGCCACAGATTTGACTTCCCATATCGATTATGCGGCACATTTTATGCCGGAGACGATGAACGATGGAGCGGCCGATTATTGAAGTCAGGAATTGCAGTAGTACCAAGGGTTCTTTATGGTACTGTCAACTATCCATTATGCGGTACCTTTTACGCAGGAGGTGAGCAAATATGATAACGCCGCATGGCATGGCTCAAATAGCCAATAAAATATTAAGCCTGCTTGCCCAAGGGGCCTATGTTAAAGACGGGCAGCAAGTGACCGTCCCTATTTTCCGAAAGGAATATAGCGAAGAATCAATTCAGGTTTATCTTTACTTAACAGACGAAGATGTAGGGACATTTACAAAGTTTCAAATTTTAGACGAGGAGGGGAATGTAATATTAGATAAGCCTGAAAACATAACCAAAACAGCTGATAAGGGCATGTTGATAGCTTTCAAAGTCAGCATAAGAGAGGAGGAAACATAATGCCTTATACGCCCACAGAATGGTTAGATCATATAGTTGACCCATTGACTGGTGAGATAATCCAGCAAGGAACCCCTGTCAGCGCAACCAAGCTAAATAACATGGAACGCGGGATAAAAGAGGCATATGATGCCGCAGAAACATCGCTTAATCGCACCGGCTCTTTGATGACAGATGCGCTGGATATGCGCATGCGCTATGAATTTGATGGACATGCAAGGGCCTATGGTTTAGCGACAAATATGTACTGGATCACGTTCAGGGACACAAACGACATCAATATTATTTCCGGAGCCTATGATGAGGTTAACAAGAAGGTTGTGCTACCGTAAATGATAAGGGGATGTTATCTTGCCACAGACAAAACAGAGCCAGCTTCTCATTTACCAGAAGTACGTCGATCTGATCGAGTATGCATATAACCTATTGCGTAAATTCCCGAAATCAGAGAAATTCGCCATGGCAGCGCACATTAAAGACAGTATGTATACTGTTTTGAAGTACATCCTACGAGCCAATAAGGTATACAATAACCGGCAGCTGCGCGTCGACATGCTCAATGCCATTGATGCAGAAATCCAGCTTCAGAAGGTATTAGTACGCATGGCCCACAAAAACAGATATATTTCAAACCAGAATTACATGGAGTGGTCGCGTCGCCTCGATGAAATCGGCCGCATCCTCGGCGGTTGGATACGGTCCACCGTTGGCCAAGACCTATAGAAATTTATTTGATCCGGCCTTAACATTTTCATCACTTATGGCGGCGCACCTGAAAGGCAGGAAAGGCAAGAGGTTTACTGCCGAAGTTATCCAATTTGAAATGAATCTGGAGAGCAACTTGTTTGCTCTGGCCAGGGAGCTGAAGACAGGAACATACCGACCAGGGGAATATCGGGAATTTACCATATATGAACCAAAAGAGCGCTTAATCAAGGCGGCACCATACCGCGACAGGGTGGTGCATCAGTGGTATGTAGGCAATTTTATTAAACCGGTGTTTGGCCCAGCTTTTATATTTGACTCTTACGCATGCCTGGAAGGCAAAGGCATGCACAGGGCTGCCTATCGAGTTCAGGAATTCCTGCAGCGAGCCAAACGAGCGTGGGAAGAACCTTATATTTTGAAATGCGACATAAAGAGCTACTTCTTTAGCATCGACCATGACATCCTCTATAACATCATTGCACGAAAAATAAAGGATCCCAAAGTATTATGGCTCACTAAAGTAATCCTTGACAGCACGGAAAATCCAGGGATACCGGTAGGCTCTTATACTTCGCAGTGGTTTGCAAACGTATATTTGCATCAGCTTGACATGTTCGTAAAGCACCAGCTGCGAGTAAAGATGTATGCCCGTTATATGGACGACTTTGTGATGGTCTTGCCAGACAAGGCAACTGCAAACCATGTTTTAGAGCAGATCAGGTCCTTCCTAAAAGGAGAGTTAAGGCTGGAGCTGAATCACAAGTCACAGGTATTCCCCGCCAAAAACGGGGTTAATTTTTGTGGTTACAAGATCTGGCCAACTCATATGAAGATACGAACGGAAAGCAAGCGCCGTATCAAGCGGAAGCTGCGAAAATTCCAGAAGAAATATAAGGCAGGTGATATGGATGTAGATGATATCAGAAGGGTTTTAATGAGCTGGATGGGATATGCCAAGCATGCAGATAGCTACTGGCTAATCCACAAGATACTTAACCAGTTCACATTTACAAAGTAAAACCATAGGGATAAGGCTGCAGCTGCGAACTCGAACTTCCCGTATTCGACCAACCCTGTGTTCATGCGTGGTGGCAACTATAGCAACGACAACGCTGGCCTGGCTTACTTCAACAACAACAATGGCAATGCCAACAGCAACAGGGGCTTTCGCGCCTGCTCTGGTTTATTTTGCGAGATGATATAGGTTCAAGGACCTATATCCAGGGCTACCAGAACCAAAGGAGCCTTATTCCTTCCCTATATGGGTAAAAACACAAGCCGAAAAGGGCATTTAGTAGCAGAGCGTTAGCAATGCGAATAATGCCCTTTGCTTATTATTCAATTATCGAGGAGGAATGACCATGGCTTTAGTTTCAGGAATAGCAAATGCGCCGGTTCTGCCAGCGGGATGGAAGCCGGTCAATCATGTGTCCGGCCAAACATTTCAGGAGTCCACCCTGGCTAATTGGCAATATAACTATGACCCGGTCAACACGGTAAATGGCGTAGCTCCTAAAATGTGGGCCAACGCCAAGGACACTAAGGGTAATCTATGGGTGTGGATACCCCGTTATACCTATAGAGCTATACAGTATGCCGATGACCCCGAAGTAAAAATCCGGTTTAGCAGCGGAACCATGGATGACACCACTCCTATTGATGGTCGGGCATGCAAAAAGCACCCAGGGTTCAAATTTGGAACTGTCGAGCTGCCAGGCATCTGGGTGATGAAATACCAGGCGTATAAAGACGATGCCAATGGCGGCATTCCAGGTTCTTTACCGGGCAAGGTGTCGTGGCGAAACATAACGGTAAACGATATCTTTAACCAGTGCTTGAACCTCAAGAATAACGTGGCTACTTCCGCTACTGGCCTAGACAGTCACATGCTGAAGAATTCGGAGTGGGGTGCTGTTGCGCTCTTGGCCTATGCCGTTGGCCAGGGCCGTCCGAAGATTAACGGAGACAGTGGATACCATACCGGATACACCACCAACGGTGCAACGAATGCTACAGGATCATTGGATACATCGGGTGAAACATCAACTACCGGTAATCCCACCGGCGTGTTTGATATGGTCGGCTGTGGCTGGCAATACGTGGCGTCCTATGTGAACAACGGAAACAGCAACTTAACTACCTATTGCCAATCGCTCGTTAATGCCGATGCGAAATATAAAGATGTTTTTCCGGTTGGCTCCGGCGACACACGGGCGGCTAACTATTCAGCAGCCTCCGGTTTGACTGACGGCATGCTTATTCACGAGACATCAACCGCAGGTGAAGGCTCAACCTCTTGGAAGAACTGGAATAACCAAGCTGCGTACTCGAACTTCCCGTGTTCGGCCGGCCCTGTGTTCGTGCGTGGTGGCGGCTATAGCTACGACTACGCTG